AGCAGTGGTATCAACGCAGAGTACTCGGCTACACACTCAACGCAATTCGCCCAACGCATAATAAACAACTACGCGCGGCTCCCTTCGCTTCGTTCCTAAATATGGGCCGCGTCATAATCGTTTCCGATGATGAAGACAAAGTGAAATGGAACCATCTTCTGCTTGAAGAGCTATCCGCTTTTCCTTTTGGCCTTCACGATGACCAAATTGATGCCTTGTCTGACGCTTTTTTTACAATGCACACAGTTAAGCAATATTTATAACCATTGCTCATTTTAATATCATTTGATAACTTTGAAACAGAAATTAGATTTTTGGACGAAGGAAAATAAATGATAAATGATATTTTGAGCGAGTTAGACAAACTTGCAACTCTTAAATATTCGCCTAGTCTTTACGTAGCCAGTCAAATACAAAATTTGTCAGATAAGATAAAATACTCACTCGATTTGCATTCATGCAATCTTTTGGATATTCCAGCGCCTTCAAAAGAAGAAGTTGTGAAAACTCCCCTCGATTTACAAATTGAATCAGCAAAAGAAAAACCATCTAAGATTCGCGGGAAATTAGAAAATGACATTGTTTCCCATGACAACACTGAAAAAATATATATCCCATCCGTTTCTGCAAAAATTAAGAAGGAAAAGAAAAAATGAGCGAACTACCTATCAAAGAAAAAAAGAAACGTGCGGTTAAAGCAGCCAAGACAACAGAGCTAAAACTAGAAAGTTCTTCTACTTCTGAAGAATTCGAGAAGAATTTGCTCAAAAAGATGGAAGCGAAGTTCGAAAATCTCGAAGGCGAAATAGCTAAACGAGACGAAAAGCTCAAAAAACTAGAGAAAAAAGCAAGAGTTGGGCCAGGATTTCAAAAATTTGGGCAATCTGAATGGGAAAAATATGAAAATGGAAACGAAAACGTGATTTTCCGTTCAAACTACGTCGACGTTCAAGCCATGATGGGTATCCCACGCAAATAACTAGCGAGTAAAATATATGCCATTGAATTCAGTATCACCCTTGGGCGGATTAACCGAGTTATTTGCTCAATATCCAGACTATTTGCAGTTTTGTAATTATGTACAAGGCCAGTTTGGAGGACAGACGCAGTGGAATTGGCAACTTTTCGATACTTTATATCGTACTAGTTGGGTAGCGGATAGATGCGTAAGTGTTCTAGCTGACGATATGACCGAAAAATGGAGAGTCTTTGAACATGACGATCCTGAAGTTGTTAAAAAGCGTCAGGCGTATGAAGATGAGAATGAAATTAGCGATATCATCCATCAAGCGGTCATGGCAGCTAGGTTATATGGCGGCTCTGCAATTCTTCCTATCTTAAAGTCACAATTTAATGACGAGCATTTCAAAAAACCATTTTTGCCGCAATCAGTTCGTAAAAATGATTTGTCAGGTTTTCAAGTTTTAACAAAATATGACTTAACTCCTCTTGCTGGAATTAACCGCGATATATTTCAATCTCCTAAAGTATTTGGTGATTACATTTACTATAAAATCATCCGCATTCAAACGATGATAGATGCATCTGTTACAGCGATAACAGAAGAACCAGTTAATTCCGCAAACTTGCCTACAATTCATTCAACGCGAATGATTAAATTTTATGGCAAAGAGCTTATGTACTATCAAAAGTTCTTCTCGGGGGGTTGGGGCGATAGTATATTAGTACCCATACTTAATAAGATTCCCGCAATCGAAGAAGCTTTTCATCTTATCTTCTTGTATCTCGATTTATTCAACGTCGACGAAATAAAAGTGCAAAACCTTTCTGCAATTGTAAATTCCAACGCAGGCGCACAGCTTTTTAGCAAATACACCGCTTTCCGCGATAAAATGCGCTCGTCCAAATTACGTTTCATGGACGCCAACGATGAAATGAACCGTAACCAGTTGACGAGTATCCAAAACATTGTCCCCGTATTTCAATCCTTAGTTCAATTTGTAGTTGGAGCAACAGGCATTCCTATCACACGAATGCTTGGAACTAGCGTTGCGGGTTGGTCAACAGGCGATAATGAGTTGACGCAATATTATGACCTTGTAGTGCAAAATCAAAAGAAAATGTCATATCAGCTCAAAGTTATGGATGAAATCATTGAGCGTTCAGTTTTCGGCAAAAAGATGGATATCAAATATAGATTTGTGCCTAAGCGTGAAATGACAGAAAAAGAACGTGCAGAAATCCAAAAAATCAAAGCAGATACTCTTGCTATTTACATGACAGGACGAGTCATGACGCCGCAAATAGTCGCACAAAATATCCAGAAAGACTTTGAAGGTCTAGACAAAAATTACATCACTAGTTTAGATGAGGATTTTATAGATGATGAATACGATGAGACCGAAAAAGACGCAGGAGAAGATACTGGCGACTCAGGTATCATTAGTTAACAGCAAAAAGACCAAACCAAAATTTGTACGAAAAATTCTAAAATTCCGTAAAGTGCCGAACAATACTCAAGCGGATATTGTCCGACTATGGAAATCTTATGCAAAACGTCTTTGGACTGAAATGGTTTCAGGCGTTACAGAAGAAAAAGCCAAACTTAAAAAAGCAACATGGAAGGAAAGCGAAATTGATATGCTTTCCATGCTTCTACACAAAGCTCATCGGCAACTAAACGTCAAATTTTTGAAGCAAACTCACGACGTAAAATTCGATAAATCACACACAATCCAAACCGTGGACTTATCTAAAATCAAAGAAAACAAGGCTATCTATTCAGCTTTTGTAAAACGACGTGACGAACACATTCGCTATTTCAAAGAATTTCCAAAATATGTAAAAGGTAGAACACAGAAACACTTAGATGATACTATTGAGCATTTAGAGCATTCTAAAGAAACTGTTTCGTTCGATGCTCAAAAACTTGCAAATACATTGAACTTAACGGAAGGTATGTGTAAGAGACATGCTAATTTTATCGCGAGAGACCAATTGGGAAAATTTGCCGCTTCAATTAATGAGGCGCAGGCCGAATTTGTCGGGGCTTCCTCCTATGTTTGGCGTACTTCTCTTGATAGCAGGGTGCGGCATAAACACGCTCAACGCGAAGGAAAAACATTTCGCTATGATCAGCCACCAGAGGGCGGAAATCCAGGCATTGATTACCGTTGCAGATGCAGCGCAGAAGCAATCATACACATGGAAATAGATTGATGCATTGGTATATAAATCATAAACATCTTAATAGTAAAACAAAAAAAGAAATAGATGGAAATAACTACCTTGTAGCCTACGATGTTCCGATAGCCAAAACAGGAATTCAAGCCTATTCGAGAGAAGAATTAGGCGAAAAAGTAGGTGATTTATCTGAAATGGTCAACGTTTATCGTGACCCATCAGTGTTCGAAGACCCTAAACTCATCGAGTCTTTTGACGGAATTCCCCTTGTTTATCGTCATCCAGAAAATGGCAAAGTAGACAACCACAATTACCGCGAGTTTGTAGTTGGTTCAATTTCTGGTCCCTATTTCAAAGATAATATTCTTTATGCAAAAAAAATAACTGTCATTGAAAAAAATGCAATTATAGATATTCTTAAAAAAGACACAAATGAAGTATCAATTGGTTTTCGTGGTAAAGTTACAAAAAAGCCTGGAAAGTATAAAGGCGAATCGTATGTTTATCAAGAAGACGTAATTCATGCAAACCACCTTGCTTTGTGCGAAAAGGGCAAAGCTGGGTCTTTCTATGCCATTAATTCTGTGAAAGGAAAAACAAACATGGATCTTACTTCTGCTCGAAGTGTTCAAGATGAGCACGAAATGTTTATCAACGGCATGACAAGCGGCGATCAGCCAAATATCAGCGCCGAACACGTTATCAGCCAAGGCGTTCACTCCAAGATGTCTAAAGTTAAGCCATTTCTAAAAGATTCTTCCGAAGAGGCAGAAGTAAAAAAAGGAAAAGGAAGACTCATGACTGAAGACGATTGCATGGGCAACGACTCCATGGAAGAGCAACCAGTTATGGAAAATTCATCTGAAGAAGGTGAAGAAGAAGTAAAAGAGAAGAAACCAGAGAAAAAAGAAAAAGACCTAGAAAACGAATCTCTTGAAGAAGTTGAACACAAAGACAAAGACGTGATCAACTCTTTAAAGGTATCGAACAAAAAATTGCGTGACCTCGTTAACGCTAAAAACAAAGCCATCAAATCTTTAGAACTTCAAAACATTTCTCTTGAAGAAACAATTGACGAAGCTAAAGAATATCTAAAAAACATGGCTGAAAAAATGAAACAATCCAATCTAGTGAATTCTATGACTGGCCCTGATTTTCAAATGGGCGAAAAAATTCATAGAAAAAACTTTGATATTGCAAAGAATTTGACTTCATCTTTCCTCTACATGCCTAAACAAAAATAATAGGAGATACGTAAAATGGTAGCACCAACCAACCAACCTGTAGTTTCTAGTGTTCCTCTGTATGGTCCTAATTATATTATTGGGCAAACTACAAACCTTTACCAACCTATCAAGTCCGAAACTTGGAATGTCGTCATTCCTAATCCTTTGATTGGAAATGAGGCGATCGCAGGATACGCAGCGTTTACGACTGACAACGTAACAGTCACTAGAGGGGCCATCGGCGATACTCTCGCGAATTTCGTTGGGTTCTTCGAGCAACAATATTTCAATGAGTGGGATGTCGGCTCTTTAACTGGCCAAGATACACTTGGAAACTACTTCACTACAGCCGTTTTATCCATGGGTTCTATCTATGTTTACAACTCAACAGCAATCTCTGAAGCAGTATCCGCAGGATTGAAAGTTGTTCTTTCTATCACTCCGCTAACGACTCCAGCAGCTATTCAAGTTGGTTCTATCATTCAAGGGGCCGATCCAGCAGGTTCCACCACATTAGATATCTCCACTGTTTGCCGAGTTCGCTCAGCTCAAACCGTGGTCGGCGCAGGCGTTCTTCTTGACATCATCAAAGTATAAGGAAAATAAAACATGAACATGAAAAATGGAACAGTCCTAGGCGACCACGATTACCACAGTAAACAAAAAGACTATAAATTGTCTGCTCGTGAAGAAATGCGCGCAATTTATCAAGAAAATATGGGCGAAATTGAAGCTACGACAACTGATATGGTTAATAAAATTCCAGAAAAAGAACTTTATTATCAATTAGCAGAGCACAAAGAATCCTATGCAAAAAACATGGGACGCTTTACTGACGGTATTACTATCGACCGTTATGCAATTGACCGCGACCCACTTTTAAGCAAATTCCAAAAAACTTTTGAAGCTCAAATGATGGCGAATGCAGCACAAGAAAATGTGACTGGCTTCATGAAAAATAGCTACTCTGGCTACGGCGCTTCTGCTCACTTCATGATTCGTTCTTTGTCTTACATCTACCCGATGCTTATCATCAAACCATTGCCGAAATTAACTTGGCGTGAAGACTGGCCAGTATTTTCTGGGTCAGCTTGGTCTGCGTTCGATGTATTCTTAACTGCTTCCCGAGTTTACAATGCGACAAACGAAAATGAGCAAAGTACAGGCTCTGGCCGTGTGCAAGCGCAATTTGGTGAGTCCATCTTTCAAAACGTGACTATTCGCCAAGATTTAGTTTGGGATTCAACAGTAGAAATGTATGCCGACCAATCCATGAACAATGGTTTAGTTAACTACGTTTATATGGAATCCATCAAACGTGGATTCGATGAGCAAATTAACGACATCTATCTATTCGGTGACACTGACTATAACATGCAAGGTTTGTTAACAAATACAAACATTCAACGCATTAACTCAGGTGGATCGTGGAATCAAAATAACCCTTCAACAGGTGAGCGTTGGACAACAACAGATTTAATCAATCTAACTCAACAAGTTGAACAAGGTTCTAACGGCGTTTATACAGCGAAGAAAATCATGATGAGCTTAAAGCTAAAACCATACGTGATTCAACCTCGTTCCGCACAAGTTTCTACTTCTCCTATCGGATACGTTGCAGGACAAGAATGGGGCGAAGATTTCAGCGCAATGCTAAGAAGCACACGTTACAATCCATACCTTAATGCACAAGCAACAACTCCAGGTGAGCAAATCGCTGTTGCGTATGATGTTGATACTTCTTTCGCTCACATCGGTGTACCTGTCTTCATGTTCGCCGAACCTTTGAGCTACGAATCTCACAAATATAAGATTCCTTTCATTACAAGAACTGGTGGATTCCGTGTTGTTCAATCTCCATCCATCGCGATTTTGGATAACATTTCTACAGTTTGATGATGGTTTTAGATAATGAGGTGATACATGACAACTCCAGGACTAAATTCGACAGACTTCAATGCGATGTTTCCCGAATTCAGTACTGTGAGTTCGGCATTAATCACCACATTTATTAATTTAGTTAATAATGGTTATCAATTCACTCAAGATGCAGTCACTGATCCGGTAATACTTAATATCTATTACTGGTTAGTTGCTCACCTTGTAGCGACTTCGACAAAGAAATATACAGGCAACATTGCTGGACCTTCTGGTAGCTACTTACCCGCTGCCGATTCCGCAGGATTAGTTTCTATCAGCTATCAGCAAGTACAAGGTCTCTCCGCCGACCAAAGTTTCATGCTCTCGACTCGCTACGGCGAAGTCTTTTGGACATTTACTAAACAGCAATACGTCATCAATTTCTACCTATCTCCAGGATGTTGGTAATGGGTAAACTGGACGACTTAATCAATAAATTAGATCATAAAATTGAAATCGTCGTTGGATTTCCTAAAGACAAGCAAGTTACGTATCCACCTGATGATCGTAAGGGGCGACACGGCAAGGGCGGTGAAACTGTTGCCGAAGTTGCGTTTAAAAACGAATACGGTGCAAAAAATGTTTACTGGCAGGATTTAAACGAAGGACGAGGAGGATACATTGATATCCCCTCACGTCCTTTCATTCGAAACGCTTATCGCAAAAATAAAGATTTAATCCAAAAAATGGTGAAGGCTTACTTCAAGCCTACAAATTTCAAAGACCCGACCTATTTTGATAAAATTGGCATCAAAATGAAGCAGATGATCCAAGATTCCATCATGAATGGAAACTGGAAAGCAAACTCAGCTCGAACAGTGAAAATCAAAAAGTCAGATAGACCCTTGGTTGACAGACGTATCATGTACAACAACGTAGCCTATGAGGTACGTCGTTCATGACTGTATGCTCTCGCTTTCTCCAAGACACACAACTTGCTCAATTTAGCGGCGCTATCACATATGACGCCAATGGTTTTGCAGTTTTACCCGCTTATACGATTATTTGGATCGATGCATCTATGCAACCAGTCAAACGGGGAGAAATTAAATTCAACCCCGAAGGTACACATTATGCCGATTGGTTCCAATTTATTACCGATTATCCGATAAAAGTGGATTACACCCCAACAAGTTTGGGTGATTATTTCATATATAACAACAATACAGTATACAAAGTCATATCAAATCAAGACTTTTTGCCCTTTGTCGATTTAAGCACAAATCACGTTGAAGGTTATATAGCTAAGGACAACTTGCTCACATACAATGGCACAGTCTTAAGCATTCCAATTCCTGAAATAGACGGACAATTTGGAAGCTTGTTTCAATTAGTGGCCATGGTGAACTCTTGTTTTACTGCTCCAACGATAACTACGCTTTGGGCCTATCAACAAGAATTACAGCCTGCATTTCCTTACTGCACGATTACCATCGAAAGCGTTGAAAACATCGACAATACGAATCACACTGCGATAGATGTCAACTCAGGAAATTTTTACACAAATATAAGCAAACAATTAGTCGTCAAATTCAGTTTTTACGCTGAACAACAAATCCAGGCACTAAACTGCATGGAGCAATTTAAGCTAAATTATGTTAACTACACATTAGACACAAATTTGCTACAATGGATTGGATTTGATCAGGGTTCTAACGAAATAGACAATAAACTTTATGAAGACCGAACGGTTTTTAACGCAGATTGTCGAATGCGATTTAGTTGGATTGTGCAAGAAATTCAAACGGCACATTCAAGTTTACATACACAATCTATAGATACAGTCGCCTTTATGCTTTCAGTTCCTCCAAATTAAGGAGTTTTACATGTCTTCATTAGTGCCAAATAGCTGGCTTTTCAACGTCGCCGTCAATATTAATACGACGCTTATTTCTCCGCCGTCGTTCAATAATTGTCTCTTAATCGGTGTTCTAGATACACCATATATTCCTGCGAGCTGGGCAGCAAATGGAAATATTTATCAAGCGTATACAAGTTTCACTACGATAAGCGCCGACTTCTCACCACTTTTAACAGCGGCTCAGGCGGCATTTGATGAAATTCAAGTTAACCGAATTCAATGGCTACTTAATGCGGCTCAAGAGTTTTTTGCTCAAACACCAACGCCAAGCATAGTTTATCTTGCGAAAATTGCACCACAAAGTGTAAGCGTTCCGAATTACACCACGGCTTTTACAGCTATTTCCAATGTTCAAAATGGGTTCTACGGTTTTACACTTTGTGACTACATTTTACCTAATGCTTACAGCACTGTCGTCGTAACACTGACGAATAGCACAGGTGCGGCTGTCACAATTCCCGTGGGAACAACGTTGACACCCCAAACTGCAACTACTCCTTATACGCTTTATCAGGAAGTAGATTTGCCAATAGGTGCCGCTTATCACGTAACATTCTACAGTACAGATGCGACAACGGTGATTCCTGCTGCAACATTTACGAATATTGCGCCTGCAATTGTAAACGTGACCGTTACGAATCCAGCGGCCGCAGTGAATCAAGTTCCAGGAGTTTTGACAGCAACTATAGGACTAGTGCCTGCGCTTCTTGCTTTCCGCACTTCAAACAACATCAAAAAAATGTTTTTAGATACAAATGTAACAACATACGCGCAAACAATTCAAGCAGGAAATGGATCAAAAGATTTAACCATTTTTTATCATTCTTTGAATTTGATGGCTTATAATGCAGCAACAACAGCCTCTTTGAGTGCAGCCGCATTAAGCGAATACTTTACAGACCTATTCCAAGTGGGCGTCGGTTTAAAATCTCTTTCTTCCATGCAGCTTACAGGTGTACCAATTGACCCGACTGTGACAAACAACACAATCGGACAAGACCCAACACAAGCAGGAAGTTCGATAAATTTATTAGGTTGGGCTCAGAATGTTTATGCGGGCTTCGGAACCGCTCCTGGATTGGGGCTAGTACAATACGGATTTCAATCTAATTCTATTCCATCAGCTTTGGTTTATTTAGATCAAATCGTAGGCGGTGATTTTATTCAGCTTACAGCGCAAAGCGATGGAGCTAACTATATCGTTAGTCAACAACCGTTTGGAGGCGTGCCGTACAATGACAATGGTATTCAAGCGGTTCTAAACGTATTTAAAAACTCAATGCAAAAAGCTGTGAATCAAAACATCTTAATGCCGTTCACAAATTCAAACTTCACATATCCAAACTTTGCGACAGTTTTAGCAAACAATCCTGCTTGGATATCTGCAAGAATCTACCAAGGTTTAGTGTTTAATGGCGAATTATTAAACAGAATTCAACGCGTATCAACAACCGTAAATCTAACGCTCTAAGGGGAAAACCATGGCAGCTATCACAAGACAGGCATTTAGCCCCAATAACATGACTTTGCTTGCTGTTTCCATTCCCGTGGTTGGATTCGCAAGCGGCACATTTTTAACCATTTCTCCAAGTACAGACATCTCCAATGCAGACGTTGGCTCAGATGGAGAAATCCACACGAACTTAATCGCGAATAACACAAGCACAGCGCGAATTCGTATGGCGTACGACAATCCTCAATATCAGTTACTTAAAGCCGCAGCGGTTGCATATCAACAAACTGGGATATTTTTGCCTAGCGCGTTTACAAACACAGCAAATTTACTCGATACAACATTCTCGGCGAATTCCAATATCATGCGTTTTTCAGATGAAAACTATGCGTTGAGCGCTTCCGATATGTACCGAGAAGTTCCTATATTTATGCATAATACGATTAGGATTTAAGTTCATATGCTGCCTATTATTATTCAAAAATTGATGATGGATTTTACGCATGATATGAAAGATATCAAAAAAGACATCGCAAAAAAGAAATACCGCTTTGCCCTCGATTTTCAAAAAGAAATGAACGGCGTTGGAGCGGACTATGCAGCTATGATTTTTGATTATTTATTTAATCTATATTTTTTCCGCCATGCCTTTGGTCCGAAAGAATTTAAGAATTTAATCGAAGATTTTAAGGACCTAGACTTTTTGAAACCTCATGAAGTCAAAGATTATCTATATGGAAAAAAAGACCAAAACGGCAACCAAATTACAATGGGTCAGTATTACGCGCTAGTGATTAAATACAAGACCCACTTCATGGAACATTTTGGATTTAACCATGACGACCCTCTTTACGTTGCACGTAAAATTCATGATGAAAAAATGCCGATGAGACAAAAATTGATGGAGTACATTGAATGAGCGATACCAAGAAAATCAAATTTAACGATGAAGAAGTAGAAATGAGCAAATTGCGTTTGAAAGATGCAAATGCTCTTTTTCCCTTCATTATGAGTGGAATGACGAAGATGGCATTGGGAAATTTCGATTTTTTTACTCACTTTAGCGAATCTGATATGGAATTGTTTCAAGAAAAAATGTGTAAATCAATCGTGAGACTCACAGAAAAGAAAAACGAAGATGGCACGATGTCTATCGTGAAAAGAAATCTCGGGCTTTCTGATTTGGAAGAAAATATCTCAGAGTTTTTGCCTCTTTTAACTGTATTTCTTGAGTTTAACTTTGGTTTTTTTTCAGTGGCTCCCAAAATTTTAGATCCCATCCTCGATCCGAAGTTTTGAGAGCTAACGAAGACAAATCAAATGCAATGAACGAATTTAGCTTTAAAAAAGCCGCATTCAGACTTTCAGCACGAGGGCTAGGCTCATATCTCGAAATCTTTAATGAATGGGATTTAGGGGATTATGAGACTTTTTTAACAACTTTAAACGAAGACAAAATAAATGGCTGACGTTGAAGAACTTGTAATAAGAGTCGCGGTTGAAGTTGATAATGCTAAAGCTTAAAAAGCTGCGCGACGAAATGAAGCAAATCAAAGAAAATGGCGAAAAGAATGCCGTAAAACTCGGTCTTCCTTCGTCTTCGGATAATTCGTACAGCTCTGTCCTTTCTAATTATCATTCTGATTCATCTTCTGATTATTCACGAGAAATTGTTAATATTCTTCAAGTTTCAGAACGTCATCTTGATAATATCTACGAAGTTTTAAAACTAAACAAAGGAAAAAAACTCAGGAGGCGGTGAAAAACCTGAAGAATCGCCAGAAGAAGAAGGGGTTTTTGCTGGTTTAGCGTCCAAAATAGGTGTCGGTGTTGCTATTGCGGGAGTGGCAGCGAAACTTGGATATGACCTAGCGAATAAAATATCCGATGCATTCGTATCCCAAGTGAACGAAAATATGCATTTGCGTCAGTTAAGCCAACAAACAGGCTTGACGACAGAGGCAGTTTATAAACTAGGAGCCGCTGCAACGCTTTCAGGAACTTCTCTTGAAGCAATTGCCGATTCCAATCAACGACTGTCTGACGAACTTATTGGCGGAATATCGGATAAAAAAGCTCAATTGCTCATGGCTTTGAATATCAATCCTCGCGAGGCGTTATTACAAACGGGCGGCGATATTGGAAAGCTGAATCAATTAATCTTCGAGCGAATGGACAAAGCCACAAAAGGCGCACCCGCTTATATTAGATCTTCGATTGAATCTTTAGGCGGTTTTAATCCCGAAGAACAAACCGCACGACGTTATCTCTATACAAATGGAGTACAAAACAGAGCGCAACAAGTTCTTGATAAAGCCACACATGGTGGCAAAGTCCCATTTCAAACGGGCTCAAACCTTCAAGATGAAATTCTCAAGGTCATTGGCGCCAAACTCGATATCGCAGCTGCCATCCGCGCAGCATTGACAGCCAGCGGAGCAGCGGCAGCAATTGCAGTCGAGACCATGACATTAAAAGCTGGTGTGGTGAATTTAAGTGCCGATTTTATCTCAAAAATGGGAGGTTTAATTAATTCGCCATCCAATGAGCAACTCAAAGAAAATCAACAAAGAAACATCAAAGACTTTAATAAACGCTTTGGAGAAGACTTAACTAATACATTTGGACCACAAAATACCACATTCAATACATTTTCCAGCGCAGTAACCAAAGCATCAGGAACAGGAGGTTAATGTGATTCCAACGTTTTATCTCCAATGGTGGTATAGCCCCGATACGAAACTCGGTCTTTACTTCAATTCATTCGGCCTTAATGGACAAAATCAAATCCTTTCGGCTCAATCAAGTCCTGGGCTTGATTATACAAACGGTATGGCTTGTTCAATCGAAGAGGATTATCACGTTGAAAACATGATAACAAAACATCCTGTCGAAAATGGCCAAACAATTTCTGACCACATCGTGCCTCTACCGAATATCATTAACATTACGGGAATTATTACGTCTCTTCGTCCTATTCCTATCGTCGGAGGTTTGAGTTTTAGTCAGCTTGGCGATGCGACTCAATTGCTCTTTTCTATGGCAAAATGCCGAACTGGAATTTCTCTAACAACTGGGCTTTTATATGGCGCTAAATATTTTAGAGCCGACAATTTAGCTGTACAGGCCCTTGATATTCCACGAAATAACACATACGGACGAAGTTCAATCAAATTTACGATGTCCTTGATGCAACTCATCATCACAAATAAAAATGCGACCATCACACCATCAAGCTTTTCTCAAGCTTCCTCAGTAACGGGGGTCGTCGTTCCCACATGATAAGTACAGATAATTTACCCTCATGGCCGCCAGCATCGACAACACCCATAAAAGTTTGGCAATTGCCATTAACACCATTTATTGCTGGAATTTCCGAACAAACCGTGAATGTGAGCATAGAAAACAATGCCTATGTTTTTTACTTTCAGCTCAATCCAATTGAAGGAAATTTGTTTCTTTCCGTTACAGGCGCAAACCAAAGTCCAATTTATTTTGGAAGTTACAGGTGTGTGTTCGGAACGTATATTAATTTATTAGATGCTGGTTTTCCGTATCTTATCTTTTTCGTCGATACTACGAATAATGGATATGAAGGTATCACATTCGATAATTTGAATAACGGGGTCAATATGTATGTCCGACCTCGATAATTCAAGCCTTAATTTTAATCGACATTATAAATTCACCTTTTTCGATATTACAGGACAGGGACCTTTCACGATTGTCCCTGTGCCGAACGTGTTCATTCAAGATTCGGTGAATTTCTCATTTAGTTATACAGTGACAAACAGCCTTTTAAATACATGCACTTTTCGATTTTACAATTTATCGGAAGAAACAATCGGACTTTTTACTTCTCAGCAACAACGCCGAGGATTTCAGTTTGATGCCTGGTATGGAAATGACACAAGTGGGAATGTGACCATTTTCAAGGGTCTGTCATATACCAGTAACACGTACTATCAAGGGCCTGATACCATCACCGAAATCACGGGATGCGATGTTTTTCTTAATCTCATGTACAAAGGCATCGTCCAGTATTTCCCCGCTGGAACGACTTACCTTGCAGCCGTGCAAACGTTGCTTGGCTATTATGGAAACATCGTTTCTCTCAACTCGTTGAGCAATCAATTTCTATCGGGAAGCTATAAAGCACCGACAACAATCATGGGACAATTCAACGACGTCCTCAAAACAATTGCAGCCGATGCAGGACTTATCTACTCAATTCAACTCGGCCAAGTGACGATGATTCCGAAAGATTTAACAGTGGTCAGACCAACAAGTATACAACAGATCAATAACCAAAACGGTCTAGTAGGCTACCCAAGGGCAACTGCGTTATCAGTTCAACTTTTTCCTGTGACTTTTTTCGATAATCAAGCTTTAGACCGAAATGTGTCTCTAATCTCAGTGACGACACTCATGCGGCCTTATAATCTCTATGACAAAGTATATGTAAAATCTCGTCAATTTGACGGACCTTATGGAGTTTTAAGTCTGACTCAAACAGGCGAATGGCGAAGTAATGCGTGGTACAGCGTCATGACACTCTGGCCCGACACCAATGCAGGTCAACAAGGACTTCTTGTTGGCGACCACGAGGTACAATAATGGACCACAACCCTTTTTTTCATGATGCCAGTGATGTTACCAAAAAATTAATATGGTTGAACGAAAATAGCAAAAATACGATATCCATAGGCAAAGTAATGAAAATCAATGCCTCTCCCGTATCCGTGAATATTCAACCTTTAATCAACTATTACGACGTGATCACTCAGTGGGAAGAATTCCCTATCCTTCAAAATGTTCCCGTGGCTCAACTTGCTAGCTCCGTATTTTCACTCAATACACCTCTTAACGTCGGAGACACAGGTTTAATCCTTTGGTTTGACCGCGAAGCTTATACTTGTTTGCTTGCAGGAGCATCAACTACAACAACACCTTCTTCTGGCGCTTTAAATAATGTTAACGCTTGTGTATTTATTCCAATTCTGCAATCATTTGCCTTAGCGAATACATTAGAGCCAAGCGGTGTTGATATTATAAGTTCAGACGTAAGTTTGTTAACTCAATTGTTAAATTTATCAAATAGTTTAACAACATTAGCTACAGCGTTGGTAACGGCAGGAAATGCATATATCGCAGCTCCAACGCTTCCAAATGTCTTGGTTTATGTCACCGCCGTCAACGCAGCGGCGACAAGTCTCAATACTGCAATTGCTCAAGTGACAACCATGCTCACAACATTTAAAGGGGCGCAAAGTTAATGGCTTTTGTTCCAGCAACACCAGCAACACAAACAAGCGCTTTTCCGCCACCTTTGCCGATGCGTGCAATAAGTTGGCAAATAAATCCAACTACAGGTTTTTACGATATTTTTAATTCCTTTACGCCATTGGGTAATCAAGGAAATCTTCTTGTCATCCAAAGCAAAATATTAATTACTTTGAGTACGTTCCAAGGAGAGTGGAAAGCAGATCCCGCATTTGGAATTCCTTTTAATGCAGTGGCTCAAAACGCCGACAATCCAGATGTTTTAGGACAAATCCTTGTGACACAAATTTTAACTGTCCAAAATGTCCTTAACGTGATCATTAATAGCTTTTCTTATAATGCAACTACTAGAATTTTCTCAGCCAATTTTACAGTGAATACAGTATTTGGAATTACAACCGTAACGATAGGGTAATTATGCAAGTAGATGGCACAACGTATGGGATTATACCCGATACATTTAACACGATATTGAATAACTATTTAACACCTTTATTGGCTGTTTTTCCTAATGCAACTAATATTAATGACCCAATTTACGCTTTAGCTTATCAATGCGCTGTCCAAGACCAATTAAATCAAGCAGCACTCCAAACACTTTGGAATGCGATTAATGCAAATACCGCGCAGGGTTTGGGATTAGATATTCTTGCGGATACAGTCCTAAATTTAAAAAGAAATGGTTTAATTCAATCGTCATGCGGAATAGCCGTCACAATTGGGCCAATTTATTCAACATGTCAAATTCAATTGACCGTCACTTCTGGGACTGGAACAATTCCTATCGGTTGGACTGTGACAGGAACGGCATCGCCAACATCCCCATATCAATACGTAGGGCCTATTTTGGTTAATCCAGCTCCAGGCGTTTATTATTTGGATATGCAATCTCTTGATACTTCAACACCAATTCCTGCTTCTTCTTTTAATGCAGGAACCCCTGTAGGAAGTTTGGTTTTCACGGTGACAAATCCATCAGCCGCTGTTTTAGGGAGTGTTACGCTTCCTAAAGGTTGGGGCGTTTTTTCTGCTGCGCTAAATCCAAATGGTCCTATTTATTCTCTAAATTCTCCTGAAACTTTTACTACAGGTGGAATATATAATCTAATAGCTTATTCTGATAATATCACTCAACCTATCAGCCCAATGATGTTAACGGATATTATTGATAATTTGAACGGATTAGTAACAGGGGTTTCAAATAAATACTCAGCAATTTTAGGAACTCCGCCTGAAACTAATGCGCAATTCCAAGCACGTCGTAAATATTATCTGAACGTTCAAGGCCAAACTTATTACGGCATGGAAAAAGCCATAATCAACTTAAAGACGCCTGCGCTTGAATCAGTGTTCATAGCTGAAACAATCACGTCCAATGATAATTTATCACTTTGTGTCATACAAATTGTCGTAAATTATACAGGATCACCTGTCATTTTACCTGTGGGTTGGACTGTTTTTGGAACAGCGACACCCGAATTTCCTTATCAAACAATTCAGGAATATACATTCAATTCTAGTGGTACATTTTACATTTTAGTTTATTCCAAAGACGTTTCAACATCCATTCCAATTGGAAATTTCATCTCAGGACAAGCGCCTTATCCTGGAAATATAACCTCTGTCGCTAACGTAGATCCTGCTGTATTAGGACAAACCATTGGACTAGGGCAACGCGGTTATACAGTCTATCTAGCGTATCCAGTCGTTTATAGTTTTTCGTTTTGTGTCATGCAACTTGTAGTTACTTCCGTAGTCGGAGGGCCAATTACAATTCCAATAGGCTGGCAAGCGACAGGATTTGTAACAACATCCCCCTATATGACACAGCAAACCTATACAATCAGTTCTGTTGGAACCTATTTCATCAATGTATTTTCGACTGATTTAACGACAAATGTTCCTATCGGAAGCTTCACAGGTGGGAGCGCTGTCGCTGGTCTTACATTTACTGCGAGTAATTCAACGCCTTCCACTCTTGGAGGGGGATTTGATACCAATGATTTGTATCTTCAACAAATTGCACAAGCTTGCTATGCATACCATCCTCTAGGAACACAATTTTATCCCGCTGTCGTTGGTTCAACCATTTTTACAGTTCCAACACCCTATGCTGGCTATACTTATGATGTGACCCTGAATCCATTTCAAACGGTACAAGTCACTTGTAATCTTTTGCTCGTCTTTAATACGGATCCTAATAGCGCAGGATACAATGGAGGCGTTTTTGATACGACGCTACTTCCAACCTTACAGACTTCCATTCAAGAAATTATAAACAATTACTTTTTAAGTAAAACTCTTCCAACTGATTTGGTATATACTATCAATGAATTATCGGAAATTTTACAAAATACCTATGCGGGTATCGTGGCATTAGTCGGAAATGGTTCAACTATTTTTAGTTTCGGAACTCTAACCCCAAGTGTAACAACGGGAAGAGTTTATCTACAAAAATTGATTGGCTCAAATTTTCAATTGAGCACTGCAAATTTTGACTTCAATTACATCAACAAGGATTTGTTTCCATGACGCTATTGGATTTAGAACCTCAAATATTTTCGGAAGGGACAATCACTCAATTGCCTTTCATAGATTTTTTTGCAAATTCAAAAGCTCAATTACCACAAGTATATCAAAATGCCGAAAACATGATGGCAACGTTAAGCCTTATCTCAGACCAAAAACAGCAACTTTATTTAACTATTTTAAGTTTAATTAATGTTTTCAATTTGAATAGCATAGTTAGTACCAATGATTCGAGCCCAACAGGAATTTACCTTGAAATGTTGGCGTCATGTTTTAATGCTCCATTTACACACGGTCAAGAAGATTATAAAATACAAAATAGCATTCAAAATACAGTTGTTTTTGTTAATAGTCGTGGTTATCCATCGGATTTTTACAATTATTTCTTATATAATGGTTTAAATACATATTTTACAAATGCCAATATTCAAGAAGATGAAAATGCAACGATTTTCATGAATGTTCCAATTGTAAATACACCTTTATCCCCTCCAAATCCTTTTGATATATTTGTACAAAATATGAATAAATTAAAGGGGGCTGGAATAGATATTATCGTCTCCGCTCAAAATATCCCGTTTTTACAGTACGGTTCCTTGCCGACTGATGTCCCTCCATACGAAGTTGCACCAGGTAATGCAGGATTGGGAGTGTTGTTACCCGATGGGCAAGTTATAGGTGGTGGCTTCTTTAGTGAAAATACATTGATACCATAAAAGGAGTTATTAAAATATGTCTTTTCCAACACAACCAACAATCAATCTACCTCTTTGGGCATCGAGTGGAGTTGTAACAGAACCTAATTTGACACAAAAAGAATCAGGATGGGTGCCTGTTCCTGGACAAAATTATGCTTATCCTCCTCCATACCAATGGGTGAATTGGCTTCAAAATTCTACCTACCAATGGATTCAATATTTAAGTGCAAGCATAAATGCCATCAAATCTGGCGCTGCCAACGAAATGGGATTTTATTCATCTTCTTTTGAAGATGAATACACAGTATCTACTTCATCAGCTGTCAATCTTAAACTCGGAAATAAGTCGATCGTTTATTATAATACTTCTCTAACACCTTATGATCCAACCACTGGAGTTTTCACTGCCCCGCAAACGGGAATATATAGATGTTTTTTAAATATGACCACAGGATTAGTAAGTGTGCCAATCGGAGGAGCTATCTTGATTAATGGTGTAATTAATGGACACCCATCACCTTCAACTTATGATTTATTTTTAGCTCAATTTGAAATTACTGGAAACGTATTATCAATTTCTGGTTGCATTACATTTAACTTAAGTGTCGGGGATACTTTCGAAATAAAAATAGGATCAACTGGTCCGGGATTTTTTACTATTTTCACAGGAACTGGAACAATTTGCTGGAATTTTTAATAAAAATTAAGGAAAAATCATATGGCTTCATACGACATCACGGCTCCATCATACGCAAGTACAAAGTCTTTACCTCTTTCAGCAGATGGACAAATTGTTCTTAATGTTTCTGGTTTTCTCGGTTGGGGGATTGATATCAATATGTCATCCGCATCTGCGACAGGAAATTTGTTCATCTATACTCAATACACAAATCCAGTTGGTGACACATTTGTGAGTAGTACGCCCGTAGCAATCCCCGTATCAGGTGGAAATTTTGGAGCAGGCGTTACGCGTCAAACGGTTGATAGTAATAACCTTACGACCAAAGGCTATGTGATTATTAAGTGGGTTGGTACAGATGTCAGCAATGGAAATATTAGCATCGTTGGCCTTGCAAACATATTTTAGATAAAAAATCACGAGGTAAATCCAAATGGGTGAGATTAATTTAGCCAACTTTACAGCCCCGTTTGTGGGAGATACGGGTTCAGGCGGATCAGAGGGCCTTGTCCCTGCTCCACCTCCTGGCAGTGCGGCCGCTGGTGAATTTCTAAGCGCGAATGGTTCATGGTCTATTCCTTCTGGAGCAGGCGGAGGCGTAACGTCAGTCGGTGCATTTAATAGCCAAGCACCAAGCGCAAATGCTTTAACAATTAGCGGAACCATTATCTACGCACAAAGTGCGAGCGCTACAGCGCCTGGAATGGTGTCTCTTGTTGCTCAAACTTTCGCAGGGACTAAAACTTTCTCAGCGATTTCCACAGCGGCTTTGCAACTCACAACGGGGGCAGCGGCAGGATATTTGCTAACTTCTGATGCATCTGGGAATGCATCTTGGACCGCTTATGCCACTGGAGTAACGACTATAGGGGCATTAGATGGAGCGGCACCAAGTGCCAATGCTGCAACGATTACAGGCGTTAATCTCTATCTTCAATCCGCCTCGGCAACTTCTCCAGGAGTCGTGAATTTCGCGGCTCAATCATTTGCAGGCGCAAAGACGTTTACGACAAGTATAGCAACACCTGCATTCAAGCTTTCTACCGCGCCAAGTGCGGGATATGTGATGATTTCCGATGCGTCTGGAAATGCAAGCTGGTCCGCCGCTTCTGGTGTGACTTCAATTGGAGCAATAGACTCACAAGCTTCAAGCGCTAATGCATTGGTTATTGTAGGTACAAATCTTTATGCTCAAAGCGCAAGTGCAACAGCAATCGGAATGGTTAATCTGGCCGCGCAATCTTTTGCAGGGGTTAAAACATTTACTTCGGGTGTGGTTACATCGGCATTTCGATTAAACACAACACCCATCGCAGGCGATATCCTGCTATCCGATGCATCGGGAAATGGATCATGGGCTACAATCCCTGTTGCATTCGGAGTTCAAACAGCGAATACTATTTTTGCGGGTCCGTCGTTAGCTCCAGCGGCGAATCCGTCATTTCGATCTCTCGTTGTCGCAGACATGCCAGCGGGGATAACACCCGCTCAAACTCCGACGCAAAATCAATATTATTACGTCTCAGGTTCTGGATTCGGTAGTGATATCACTGGAGACGGGACCTACAATAAACCGTTTGCAACTATCGCTCATGCGATGAGTTTGATTACTACTGCAAGTACAACTAATCGTTTTATTATCAAAATAATGGGGTCTAAGCTCTTAGAGCCAACCAACATTGTGATGAAATCGTATGTTTATATCATCGGCGATCACCCTGACGGGACTGCGGTTGTTGTAAACGGCGGAGCTGGTTCTATCATTCCTGACCCTGCGACAATTGGAACAGGCGCTCAGGGTTCGAGATGCGGATTTGAAAATATTGATTTTAGCGGCGGAACATCTTTAAACTGGGATTTATTCAGTGCGGGACCGAATGTAGGAACACCTTCAAATGTTTTAGTTTTATACAATACGACTATCACAGGTTCTTTTACATACAAAGGGCGTACACCAGGAATAGATTTTCTCGAATTATTTAACTGTATTATCTTTGGTACAATTTTAATTGACGCAGCTAATAATAACGCTGCAAGCACAAGTTTTATTAGTCCCACTACATTATCATCTACAAATGGTCCTAGTTCATCTCAATATCAATCGTGCTTTTTTGATTCGGGTTTAACTATTAGCGCTTCTTCTACTTATGCGAATTTTGAAGAATTTTCGGGCTGCCAGATTACAGGTGGAAATTTAACGATAAATGACGCTGCAAGTTTGATTACATTGCAAACGGATGTCGCATCCTATCCACCCCATGCGAGTGTGGCAATTACGGGCGCACCTACAATAACATTTTTAAATGACGCGTATGCTTTAGCTTATACTCCTGCAACTCCTGCCAATTGGTCAGTCGTTCCAACATCAGCACAACAAGCATTAGATTATCTAGCATCTGGAAGTGTAAAAACAGTCGGGGCTTTGGATGCAGGAACAATTAATGCAAATGTTTTAAGCATTATAGGAAGCGCAATCTATATTCAAAGCGCATCTGCTACGCAATCTGGAGTCGTCAATCTTGCGACTCAAAGCTTTGCAGGAGCAAAAACTTTCACAACGAGTATCGCAACTCCAGCGTTTAAACTCAGCACAGCTCCAACGAATGGATATTATTTAACTTCGGACGCAAGTGGTAATGGTTCATGGACCGCATTACCCACATCAGTAACAACTGTTGGAGCAATTGACTCACAAGCCCCAAGTGCAAATGCATTAGTCATCGTTGGAAATAACATCTACGCACAAAGTGCGAGCGCTTCAGCGCCTGGAATGGTAAATCTTGCGATTCAATCGTTTTCAGGTGCGAAAACCTTTACGACAAGTGTTTCTACTCCTGCTTTTCAACTTTCAACTTCTCCTGTAGCAGGAGATATTCTTCTTTCTGATGCATCTGGAAATGGTTCTTGGTCCACGCTTGGGGCTGCATTCGGTGTACAGACTGCAAATACAATTTACGCAGGTCCTACAATTGCACCTTCAGCGAATCCAACATTCAGAGCTATGGTACAAGCGGACATCTCTAACAATATTGTAGGGAATGCTCAACTTGCTAAGATGCCAGCAAATACAATCAAAGGGAACAACACAGTTGGTCTTGCGAATGCATTAGATTTAACGACAGCTCAAGTGACAGCTATGTTACTTCCTTTTGTTGGAGATACAGGTGCTGGTGGGACTCAAGGGTTAGTACCAGCTCCAGCGGCTGGAACAACTCTCCAAGGTGATTTCCTATCTGCCAGTGGGACTTTTAAATACGTAGACCAGTCTAAACCTGACTCGCCAAGTTTCAGTTTAGTGACACAAACTTCGAACCCATTTGCCCTAGCTAAAATTAACAATGTTTTAACTTATACAGGCGTGAATGGTAAAAATTATGGCGTAACTATTGGGGCTGTTGCTTCAACATTAACATTCTATGACATAACAAATCAGTCAGCTCCTGTTTACTTATCTGGTATTGCAACATTGCAGGGTGCATTCAACGCAGCTCATGCAGTCATTGGCGGAATTGATTACATCATTGTGGCTTCTACAGGCGGATTCAATCTCTATATTATAAATGCCTCAAATCCAAGTTTACTTACAATCACAACAACTTTCAGTTTAGGTGCTCCTACAGGGTCTACATATAATGTTATTTATAACAACGGTTATGTATATTTAGCTTGCCAATCTGTCGGACTCAAAGTTGTCGATATTGGCGGCGGCGGCGGCGGTGGTACCTTACTTGCTCCAGTGGTGACTTTCACACAAGGCGCAGCTAAATCCCTTGGGGTTGCTATCTCTGGAACCAATCTTTACACAACCCAATACTCAACAAGCCCTTACGCGACACGCCTACTAAACTCTTGGACGCTCACAGGTTTAGGAAGCCCGACTGTTCCGAGCTTAGTTCAAAGTTTAGTTCTACCAGGATTGGGTGAAACACTTGCAGTTAGTATTAACGCAAATACAGCTTTTGTTTCTAACACAACAGGCGTTCAACAAATTGATATTGTCGATATTACGACACCATCAGCTATGACAAATATCACGAGCATTTCAATGCCAGGAGGTTATCAATTAGCTTCAGCCATGGTGGCTGTGCCTTACGGTAATTATCTTTTCATGCCTGTTGGTTCTCACGCCACTTTTGGTGGCTCAATTTTAATGTATGACATTACAAATAGAGCTTCACCATTATTAGTTTCAACAGTCAGCAATAACGTTGCAACTTCTCCTTTTGGTGGAATATCAATTTTCGGTCAGTATATCTTTGCTGGAAACTACGGACCTGCTCCTGGTTCCTTAGGGACTTTAGATGTCTTTACGCTGCCGCTCATGGCTCCTGTCATAGGAACCGCAACAGCGAGTCAGTTAGTTTTACAAAATTCATTTCAATTAGGATCTTCTACCGCTTCGGGATATGTGCTTACGGCTAACGCTTCTGGCGTTGGAACATGGCAAGCAATTCCGTCGTCTGTTTCAATCATTGGGGCATTGGACGGAGGTGTAGCGAACGCGAACGCTGCGACAATATCAAGCGCCACTTTGTATCTACAAAGTGCAAGTACAAGTTTTGCGGGTCTAGTTAATACCGTGGCGCAAAGCTTTGTCGGCGCGAAAACATTCACTACAAGCGTAAGCACCCCCGCGCTTAAACTCAGCACAGCTCCGACCTCTGGTTTTGTCATGACGTCTGACGCAAGTGGTAATGCTTCGTGGGCAGCGGCTACAGGCGTGAATACGGTGGGTGCTTTAGACGGCGGTACGACAAATGCCAATGTTTTAAGCATATCTGGCTCTAATATCTACATTCAATCAGCGAGTGCTACTCAGCCAGGCGTTGTGAATACAGCAACTCAGACCATGGTAGGAGCAAAAACTTTCTCTACAAGTGTTTCGACTCCTGCTCTAAAATTGAGCACAGGACCAAGCGCTAACTACATCATGACTTCGGATGCTTCTGGAAATGCATCTTGGGCAGCCCCAACAACTTATAGTAATGGAACAGTTTTAAGCGCTGGAAATGTAACGGGTGTCGCAAATCCCGCAGGCGGTTTATCCGTAGGTGCCTCAGGTTTTGCAGCGAATACCGATGGGACAACCACACAGATTTTATCAAATAACATCCATGCAGTGACATCAATAACTGAATATCCCGTCTTAACGCCTACAGATATTACCAATGGATATAAAGATGTCTCTTTCCCGATTGTTGGCGCAAGTTCAGCACAATTAGGCTGCAAAGGTTTAATTCAACAGATTCAGGGGCTGGATTTTTCAGTAGCCGTGACAGGTGGAATTGGTGGTGTAGGTCGTTACACGTTTTTGACTGCTCTGCTTCCAGGAGGAAATCAAGCTCTCGTAAGTGGTGACCAATTAATTTTGACTTATAACAGATTTTGAGGGCTAAAAAATGACTGGTCTAGTATCTAAAGGCATTGATTATAATCAAGTTTTGTACGGAAATTTTCAAAAAGTAGCTGCTCTTTCGCTTGTGGGAAATCCCACAGGCGGCTTGGCAAATGCCCAAGCCATCGGCCTTTCTGCCAACTTGCAAATCACGGCTGGAAATCTGAATACGATACAAAATATTCAAACAACATCTGTTCCTAGTTTCGCAGGTGTAACGCTGACAAGTTCGTTCCAATTCACTGTTGCCCCGACAGCGGGATATGTTCTTACATGCGATTCGTCAGGAAACGGAACATGGGCAGCCGCAAGTGGTGGTTCAGGCGTCACGACAATTGGAAGCCTTGATGGGGGTACGGCAAACGCAAATTCTGCCACAATTACGGGCGTTAATTTATTTCTTCAAAGTGCATCTGTAACTTATGCGGGATTAGTAAACACGGTCGCGCAATCTTTTGTCGGTGCAAAAACTTTCACAACGAGTATCGCAACTCCAGCGTTTAAGCTTTCGACCACGCCAACTTCTGGTTATGTGCTCACATCTGATGCCAGTGGAAATGCAACGTGGCAAGCTGTCAGTTCAGGTGGTATAACCACTGTCGGTGCTTTGGATGCGGGAACAATCAACGCGAATGTGCTTAGTATTTCAGGTTCGACTATTTATATTCAAAGTGCGAGTGCTACAGAACCAGGTATCGTAAACACAGCGAGCCAATCGTTTGCGGGGACAAAGACATTTTCAAATGTTATTTCTTCTGGGAATGTGCAAGCTGCCACGCTTAAAATTACAACAAGTAGTACTCTGCGTTGATACCACTGCTT